CACTCACTTTTTATGTAGTGATATTTAGTGATGGTTAAATACTAGTATAATTTTTTTACGTAAAGGAATTTGTATCATGGAAATTATCATTGGAATTATTGTTTTCGCAGCCTTGGCTTACTTCATCTTTGTTCGTAAGTCTGCAACTAAAACAGCTGAATCTACAGCACCTTACAAACTTGAAACTCCTGCTCCTGCAGAACAAGTTGAAGAAGTTGTTGCTGCCGAAGCAGTTGTAGAAGCTGCTCCGATTGTTGAAGCTGCACCAGTTGTAGAAGCTGCACCTGCTAAGAAAACCCGTAAGCCACGTACTCCTAAAGCTGCTCCTGCTGAAAAGCCAGCTAAAGTTGTCAAAGCTAAAGCTGCTGCTCCTAAGGCAAAAGCACCTGCTAAGGCACCTGTCGCTAAGAAGCCAGCAGCTCGTACTGCTCGTTCAAAGAAGGTTTAATTCTTTAGCACGTTGGGCTAGCGCAAAGCTAGCCAAGTTCTTACCCTTGGCTTCGACCATAATGTCGTGAGTTTCAAGGAACTCTAGGGCGTAATCATTAACTGCGGCGTTCCACATAAAATCACTGTGGGCCCGCAGTTTCTGTTTCTTGTAGCCAGATTCGATCAAATGTAGATAATCAGGTAGTACAGAAACTGAATGATCCACCAAGTAATCTGTCCTACTAAGAGAGTAATGGCAAGTAGGCCGCACACCACGCCAGCTGTCAAGCACCTGTTGAACCATAGGATCATTCTTTTGGAGGTATTCTCCTTCATGCAACCAATGGTGATGCAGGTCAACTGTGATAGGAACCAAATCACCAATAGATAAACAATCATCCAATCCATAACTAATCTCCTCGTTTTCGATAGTAATGCAATTTCTTGCTTCGGGCGTAAGTTTAGAATAGGCCCTACGGATGCCTTCGGGGCCTTCACGGCCACCAATATGTATATTAATTTTAAGATCTTGGAAGGTCTTACCATAGCCCATCCAACGAGCCATGTCGGTATGATACTCAAATTCTTCTATACTGCGTTGGACAATCCCCGGATTGTTACTAGCCAGGACAGTATATTGGCCAGGGTGGAAGCTAAGACGCACATTGAAGCGACGAGCTGTATCGCCGACTTCTCCAAAGTGCTTTTCGCAGTAAGCAACAACGTCCGGGCGTAGCCAAAAATACTTCCAATCATCGTGAGTATAAACAGGAAGTATATCACTGCTAATCCGTACCATGCGTAAATGTTGATCAAGTGATCCTACTCTTTCTACCAACTTGCGAGTTGATTCAATGTTTTGGACCATGAGGTCCCACAGCCGTTGTTCGGCTTCTTCTACGGTTTGACGGTTAAGCCAAGACACTGTAGTACTACCGGTGTTGTATTGTTTGGCATCATCGGTGGCCTTGATGCCGTCTACCTGTTCTGCATGATCGATCCATTTGCAACAAAACCCCAGCCGTTTAATAGTCATATTTTATCCATTTACAAGCAAACACATAAATATATTATACAACAAAATTTGAAAAGAATCAACCCTAATGGCAAATATAATTAAACAATCCAAAAGAAAGTTCCATATTGTTTATCAGACTACTAACATCATAAACAATATGATTTATGTAGGAGCACACTCTACAGATTTATTAGACGACGGATACATTGGGTCTGGCCATCGAATTACGATGGCTGTAAATAAGTACGGTATTAAAAATTTTAAAAGAGATATCCTTCATATATTTGATACTCCGGAAAAAATGTTTAATAAAGAAGCTGAGATCGTAAATGAAGAGTTCTTAAAAAGATCCGATGTATATAATATAGTCGAGGGAGGCTTTGGCGGTTATAATAAAGGAACTACTGGCCTTAAACATTTACACCATCCGGAATCTGGAAAAAGGTGTGCCGTTCACCCTAATGCCATTCCTAGTATGCTACAGGAGGGATGGGTAATCGGACGAAATATGTCTTCTACATCTAATACTGTCTGGGTATTTAAAGATGACGAAAAACGAATGATAATGCCCGCTGAATTACAAAATTATATCGATATCGGTTGGAATAAGGGGCTTCCTAAATCGCCTACGCATGGAAAAGTTTGGATTTTTCATCCCGAGTCAGATGAATATAGTTTGTGTGAAATTAATGAACTTTCAGCGAAATTATCTGCTGGTTGGATTAAAAAGAAATGGGCTCCTGTTAAAAAAGGAGCCGCATGGGTAAACAATGGTGTTGATAATCTTCGAATTTCTAAAGACGAACTGGATAGTTATATTTTTAAAGGTTGGAAGAAAGGAATGATTACAACCCGTTGGTCTTAATCATTAATTACTTTCTGTTCTAATGTACACATTGTCATAGTATTATTTTACACAATCTTACGAAAATAGTCAATAGTTTTAACTAGGCCTTTGTCTAATTTAACTTTTGGTTCCCAGTCTAATAACGCTTTGGCCAATGTAATATCGGGCTTACGTTGTTTCGGATCATCTTTGGGTAAATCCATATAGACAATCTTACTCTTACTCTTGGTTAATTTGATGACCTTTTCAGCCAATTCCTTGATAGTGAACTCTCCGGGATTACCGATGTTGACTGGTTCGTGATAGTCACTGTCCATTAGCGCCATCATACCATCTAGATTATCTTCAAAATAGCAGAAACTACGAGTCTGTTCACCTTCACCATAAATGGTAATATCTTCGCCACGTAGTGCCTGTACAATAAAATTACTGACCACACGTCCATCACCCTCGGCCATCTTTGGACCATAGGTGTTAAAGATACGCATAATCTTTGTATCAACATTGTGCTTGCGATGATAGTCCATAAACAGAGTTTCAGCGGCACGTTTGCCCTCGTCATAGCAACTGCGAATACCAATTGGATTTACGTTACCCCAATATCCTTCAGGTTGTGGATGTACAGTTGGGTCGCCGTAGCATTCACTAGTTGATGCTTGTAGGATCTTTGCACCAGTTCGTTTGGCCAACCCCAACATATTGAACGAACCAATAACACTGGTCTTCATTGTTTGAATTGGATCATGCTGGTAGTGTTGTGGACTTGCCGGACAGGCAAGATTATAAATTTCATCTACTTCAACATACAACGGGATGCAGATATCTTGTCTAATGATTTCAAAATTTGAAAACTTGAGTAAGTGTTCAATATTCTTCTTACTACCTGTAAAGTAGTTATCGACACATAGGACATGATGACCTTGTTTTACTAATCGTTCACTAAGATGTGAACCAAGAAATCCGGCACCGCCGGTTACTAATACTTTTTTCATTTTGGAGCCTTTATTAATTCTGGACTATATTGCGGCAATGCCTTATCAGATTCTTTGTCTTTGGCATTTTCCAGTTTAGCAGTTCTTGCCCGCAACTCACTAGAACTGTAATTATGTTGTCGTTTATGGTAGTACAATTCGATACCGTTATTCATACACCATTGTTTGCCTGTGAAATCTCTATTTAAATATTCTTCACTTAAGAATCGAATATCAATCTTCTGCGTCATTAGCAATTGTAATAAATCGTATTCGGTTTCGTAGATAAGAATTTCATCTACATATTTGCAGGCCTGTAATTGGACATAGCGTTCGTAGGCACTTTGGACAGGTTTATTTTTGGTACCCGGACGATCAATTGTAGGATCAATCTGTAGTGCTACAATCAAATAGTCGCAGAGTTGCTTTTCCATTTTGAGCATGGTTACATGCCCTGCGTGGAGTAGATCAAAACTACTACAATTAAACCCAATTTTCATTCTACTGATTCCAATGGCGTATAACACCTGCTACAATAAAGCAGTTGGTTAAAATATATGATAACACAATTATAGTACGAACGCAAGCAATTCGATCAGATTCTTTGTCTGTGCTGCCTGCTTTTTCACCTAGAGCCTTGGCCCATAGTCGCCAAAGTTTATCTACCATACTTCTTTTTTATTTCTTTTAATGTGCGTTCTGCCATAGCACCGCTGGGATGATCTTTATACATACGAGCGATGTCGTCTAAGGCAGTCCACATAAGTTCGTGTTCGTTTTCTATGGTGTAGACACGATTACGCAAATTACTAGCATCTACTACACTGATAATGCCTGCTACCAAGCGGGCCAGTAATCGTGTCAAGTCCATACATTAAGCGAACAAGTCCTCGTTCCACTCACGATGACCTTCACGGAAAGCCATATTGGCCTGTGTTTCACGAACTTCTACACGATAGCACCATAGGCGACTTGCTTCACCTGGACCCCAGTAGTCTGGAATATAAACGCCATTGACATACTTGTACAACATATCGCTCAATGCTTCGCAGCCAAGTGCTGGCAAAATAGTAAGTTTAGCCAACTTACGACGTTCCATTTCTTTGTAGAATTCTAGTTCTGGATCATCCTGTGCTACCAATGTGGTATGGTCAAATTGATCTTCTAGGATCTTCTTAAGTTCTTTTAGTCCACCGTAGTCGGCGGCCCAATTACGAACATCTAAATCATTAGTACCAAAGTAAAACTTCATACTAAATGAGTATCCGTGATTCATATTACAGTGACTGTCGGCACGCCACTGTCTGTAGGCGCAGGGAAAAGCATCTACATATTCTTTTGTTGATGTGTATTTGTATACGACTGGTTGCATTATTTTTCTCCTATGTTAATAATAGCATAGGCAGCAGAATTTGTAAAGCGGGTTGATGCTCGGAGGCCGCTTGAACTATTTAAGTTCTTCTAACTCCTGTTTGGCTAATTCTAGATCTCGGTGTATGTCTGTTATTAAATTCAATTCTCTTTGACGACATTTTTGTGTAGTAATCACTGTATAAAACAATAAACCCCAGCCTAATATAGAACACAAACTTAAAATTAATATTAAAATGTAATGTAAAACCATAATGAATCTCCCATAAGCACAATTATTTACAATGGCTTATAGGAGAATTTAACTACGACATTATCGACTTTCAACAACCTTGTCAGCAAGACCGTATGCAACTGCTTCTTCGGCTGACAAGAATGTGTCAAACTTCATAGTTTCGAACAGGTCTTCGTAGGTCTTACCTGCGGTATTATGACGAACATACAATTCAGTTAAACGCTTGTTAATGCGTTGGCTTTCTTCGTAGGTACGTTTAGCATCTTCGAACTGTAGTTCTTGAACGTGAACGCTGCCGCCTGTACCCGGAGTACCTGAACTAACACGGTGAATCATTGTGCGTGACTCGGGCAAGACATAACGCTTACCGGCGGCCCCTGCGTTAGCAAGGAATGACCCCATTGACGCAGCCTGTCCCATAACGTATGTAGCAACATCTGGTTTGATGAACTGCATGACATCATAGATGCTCAATCCAGCAGTGACTAGTCCGCCGGGACTATTGATATACAAATGAATATCCTTTTCACTATCTGCGCTTTCTAAATGTAACAACTGGGCTACAACTAGACTTGCACTATGATCATCAACTGGTCCATTTAGGAACACAATACGCTCATTGAGCAATCGACTAAAAATGTCAAATGCTCGTTCGCCCTGACCCGTCTTTTCCACTACCATTGGTACTAACATTTTATTTTCCTTTAAATTGATAAAAATTTATTAAACAGTTCAACATATCTTGGATCAGTATTCCCGGGATTCAATTTAATATTGGATCCTATAAATTCTTTCCAGTTATCATTTGGCATATATTTTTCGTTTACATACCAGTCTTCAAACACCAAGTCGTCACTTTGTACATCGGTTATAACTCGAGTATAACCATATGATTCTAATATAGTACGAGACTCTGTTCTCTCACTTGCTCCACCGTTATAGAAATCGTGTTCGTAGGTAATTACCGAAAACGAATACTTATTAAAGTCTATACAGTTAAGTGCTTTAAATGTATTGTCCGGGGGATCTATATCTAATTGTAAAAAATCGATATGAGGCCCTAGATTATATTTTTCAAAGATTTCCGAATAATTAGCGGTTGTAGCATCTATGCGCAGGCAAGGATTTCTTCGAGATTTTTGATGTTCTTGCACATACCATTCACCCCATTCGATTCCAACGCCTCTCCACCAAAACGATGTTTCTAACAAATAGGTGTTACTAGAGTGTATTGGCGGCCCACTACCTATTTCGACGTAAGTGCCATTTTGTTTTTTGTCAAGAACAGAAAGAATAAAAAAATCCTGGTGTTCTCTCGAATTTGATCTATAGGGATTCATCATTCATGCTCCATTAGGAGAGCCAAACATTACTTCTGCCCTAGCCTTCATGCCTTCGGGATCACGTTCAAAATCTGATATCATTGTTCGAAGTGCTTCCTCAATAAACGCATTGAAGGTCATATCACGCTTGTGCGCTTCTTTCATATACAACAGCAAGTCCTCTTCTGGGATATCCAACTCCATTTGGACACGAGTATCATAGTCCTTACCATCCTTGATGGCCTTGGACTTTTCCATGAAGTCCATATCCACATCCAAGTCAATCCATTTTGTACCATCCCAAGCCTTTTCACCCGCTTGGACTTGATCCTTATACATGGGATGAACTAAACGATAAGCACGATTGCGTTGATAATCGCAGGCTTCGACTTGGTAAACAACTTGTGTCTTGGTATCAAACACAATGTCAAAACTATAACCATCTTGGGTCCCGCTCCAAGAGTTTAGGCTATAGGCATCGGGACTAAAGGCATAATAGTCGTTGCCTTCGGTGATCTTATAATCTACCAATTCCATAAATGTTTTA